CAGTCGTGTCATGTCATGTTGGGTTGATAAATTCATTCAGAAATATTATCATTGGGCCATGGACGACTTTCAGCCTAATTTAGATGCCGTACCCGAGGACGCACTTCGTGAAATCCTGTTACTGAGACAGCAAGAGCGGGTGTTGGTGACCCGTGAACGGGCGGCCGATGACTTTATGTCCTATGTTCATCATGTATATGACGGGTTTATTGAGGGCCGACATCACAAGATTATCGCAGAAAAGCTAGAGAGAATAGCTCGTGGAGAGCTAAAACGTCTGATAGTGAACATGCCACCTCGGCATTCCAAGTCAGAGTTTGCTTCTTATCTTATGCCTAGCTGGTTTTTAGGAAGAAATCCCAAGTTAAAGATTATCCAGGCAACAATGAACACGGAACTTGCTGTACGATTTGGCAGGAAGGTAAGAGATTTAATAGGGGACCCATTATATCAGCAGATATTTCCGGCCACGGATTTAAAACCAGACTCCCAGGCAGCGGGGCGGTGGGAGACAAGTGCTGGTGGAGAGTATTTTGCTGCTGGTGTTGGTGCAGCGATGACGGGTCGTGGTGCAGATTTGCTGATTATTGATGACCCGCACTCGGAACAGGATGCATTATCCTCGACTGCGTATGATAATGCGTATGAGTGGTACACTTCGGGGCCGAGACAGCGTCTACAACCGGGGGGTTGTATTATAATTGTGCAGACGAGGTGGTCAAAGAAGGACATAACGGGCAGGTTATTGCGTGCACAGGGCAAGGATTTGATGGCAGATCAGTGGGAGGTGGTTGAATTTCCTGCGATTATGCCTTCTGGAGAGCCCTTATGGCCTGAATTTTGGGAAAAAGACGAGTTATTGAAGGTCAAGGCTTCGTTGTCCGTGGGCAAATGGAATGCACAGTGGCAGCAGAACCCTACATCCGAAGAAACAGCGATGGTGAAGCGCGAATGGTGGAAGCCGTGGGAAGAATCATCGACCCCGAACCTTGAATATGTGATTCAGGCGTATGATACTGCGTATAGCAAGCGCGAATCGGCCGATTATTCTGCGATTACGACTTGGGGTGTGTTTAAACCAGACAAATTTGGGGGTGACCACCTAATTTTACTGGACGCGAAGCGTGGTCGCTGGAACTTTCCAGAGTTAAAGCAGATAGCGATAGAGGAAAACGACTATTGGGAGCCGGATATGATGTTAATCGAGGCAAAAGCCTCGGGTATGTCACTGGCAGACGAGATGCGGTTGCAGAATTTACCTGTTGTTACGTTCTCTCCGGGCAGGCGAAAAGGCGGTGGTATGGATAAGGTAACTCGCATGCATATGGTTTCTCCTATTTTTGAAGCGGGAAAAGTGTGGTATCCTGAAGGAGAGAAATTTGCCGATGAGGTTATAGAAGAGGTTGCATCTTTTCCAAATGGGGACCATGATGACTTCTGTGACAGCATGACCATGGCGTTAATGCGATTTCGGCAGGGTGGTTTTATAAGTCTGGAAGGTGAAGAGATAGATGATTGGGCCCCACCTACGGTTAGAGAGTATTATTAGGAGAACACCATGACGAACAAACAAAAATCTGCATTAGAACAAATGGAAGAGCAGATAAAGCTTCTTTCAGATGAGATGATGGAACGACCCGAATACAAAAGGTTAAGAAGTAATATGGGGTTGCCTGCCTATGAACCTTATTTTTCTAATCGGGCCAAAGGAAAGAAAGCAAGAAAAAAAGGCGGGGCTATTATGAAGGCTCGTGGTGGAACATTTAAAGGAACATTCTAATGGCATTACCTCCAAAACCACTCGCAGGCATGATTGAAGGAACCATGGGCCCTGGTGGTCCAGACATGGCACCTGATCAAATGCTTGATGTAGAAATAGAAGTACAAGGACAGCCTGAATTACCGCTAGGTATTGAGATGGTTGGCGAAGAGCAGATGGAGGTTGAGGTTGAAGAGTACAATCACAACGCCAATCTAGCAGAGGTTCTAGATGATTCGATTCTTGGAACACTGTCCTCGGACCTTATGTCCAAGGTTGAAGAGGACAAGGAGTCTAGAGAAGAGTGGGAAGAGGCGATTGCCAAGGGATTGACGTTACTTGGCATACGCTATGAGGAAAGAAGTGAACCGTTCCCGGGGTCTTCTGGTGTAACCCACCCATTGCTAAGTGAAGCAATCACACAGTTTCAAGCGCAGGCATACAAGGAAATGCTACCAGCAGGCGGCCCTGTAAAGACATCGATTATTGGTGCACCGACAGCGGAAACCGAAGCACAGGCAACTCGTGTAGAAGATTACATGAACTATCAGATAACCGAGGTCATGGAAGAGTATGACCAAGATACAGACCAGATGCTGTATTATCTGCCAATCACAGGCTCCACCTTCAAGAAAGTTTATTTCGACCCATCCAAGCAACGGGCGGTGTCCAAGTTTGTACATGCCGAAGATTTGGTTGTGAACTACGATGCATCAGATATTCGCACGGCAGAGCGGTGCACACACATCGTAAAAATGACGGACAACGATGTAAGAAAGCTACAGATTGGTGGTATTTACAGGGATGTTTCTCTGTCTTATTCGGATCAAGATGAGTCTGACTCTACAATTCAGGGCAAGGCAGATGAGCTTCAGGGGTTACGTCCGGGGTATAGTGATGAGATTTACACGTTGTATGAGATACATACCGAGCTTGATTTAGAAGGCTTTGAAGATGTGGACATGATGGGAGAGCCAACAGGTATTAAGCTTCCATACATTGTTACGATTGATGAGGGCTCTGGTCAGGTGTTATCGGTTACTCGAAACTATCGTGAGATGGATCCGCTTCGCAGAAAGCGGCAGTATTTTGTACATTACAAGTTCTTACCGGGGCTTGGTTTCTATGGATTTGGGTTACTGCACACAATAGGCGGGCTATCTCGAGCAGCCACATCCATTCTGCGTCAGCTAATCGATGCAGGCACATTGTCTAATCTTCCTGGTGGTTTCAAGGCACGTGGTGTGAGGATTCGTAACGATGATGAGCCCGTGGTTCCTGGTGAGTTTAGAGATATTGATGCTCCTGCTGGGGATGTTCGCAATGCAATTATACCGTTACCATACAAAGAACCATCAGGTACATTGGCACAATTGCTTGGTGTTGTAGTAGATTCTGGTAAACGCTTTGCACAGGTGGCAGACGCAAAGATTGCAGATATAAACTCACAAGCCCCTGTTGGTACAACCGTTGCTTTGATAGAACAGGGTTCAAAGGTTATTAGCAGTATTCACAAGCGCATGCACTATGGGCAGAAGCAAGAGTTCCGTATGCTTGCAGAGATATTTGGCGAGAATCCAGTGCCATATCCGTATTTTGTAGGGGCAAATGCAAACCCGCAGTTGATGGCGCAAGACTTTGATGGCCGTATAGATATACTTCCTGTGTCTGACCCAAGCATTTTTTCAATGGCACAGCGTATGTCTCTGGCACAAACACAACTGCAAATGGCACAACAAGCACCGCAGTTGCACAATATGTATGAGGCATATCGAAGGGTGTATGACGCACTAGATATTAAGAATATCGAGGCGATTCTGCCTCCTCCACCACAGCCTACTCCTACAGACCCAGGGACGGAGAACGGAAATGTCTTGAAGAATATGCCTTTGAAAGCATTCCAGGAACAAGATCATATTGCACACATAAGAGTGCATGCAGCCATGGTTCGCTCTAAGGTATCCACGGTAAATCCACAGGCATTTATTTTGCTTCAGTCTCACATACAGGAACACATATCCATGCATGCTCGAGATGTAGTACAAGAGATGTTTCGTCAAGTTATTCAACAGGCACAGATGGCTGGAGAGATGGCACCGCAGGTTGACCCTGTTGCAGTTGAAGCAGCAATCGCACAGCAAGCAGCCGATACAACTGAGCAGTTGGCACCTTTACTTGTACCAGCCGATACGCAAGACCCATTGATAGGTATTAGGCAGAAAGAGCTAGAGAACGATACCATGGAGATACAGCGTAAGATGCAGAGCGATGCGATGGATTTCCAAGTAGACCAAGCCAAGTTGATGCAGGCTTACGAGTTGGCACAACAAAGGATAAATACGCAGACACAGATTGCTGAAGATAGGAACGATGTAAATATCTACAGAATAAATACACAGGCAGCATTGAAAAGAGGGGCTAAATGATACAAGCTTTAATAGGGCCTGTAACAGGCATACTAGATAAATTTATTGAAGACAAGGATCAGAAGAATGCTTTGGCGCACGAAATTGCCACAATGGCAGAAAGACATGCTCAAGAGACAAAAATGGCTCAAATCGAAGTCAACAAAGCAGAAGCGCAACACAAATCCATCTTTGTTTCTGGATGGCGTCCCTTCATCGGCTGGACCTGTGGTACAGCGTTGGCATACCACTTTGTCCTTGCTCCGATTATTTTGTTCGCAACAGCGTATGCTGGTGTCGAGGTTCCTGAGCTACCTAGTTTCGACATGGAGACGTTGACCACGATTTTGCTTGGAATGCTGGGCCTCGGAGGATTACGCAGTTTTGAGAAATACAAAGGGTTAACCAAATGATCCAGAAGCGTCTTCAGAAAGGCTCCGACTACAACAAATATGACTTAGATGGGGACGGAGTTGTAGACGATGATGAGTTGTTGGCAGCCGAAAAACTACACGATATAGAGGCAGCCGAGAAGCAAGAGGCAGCCGAGCTACGCAAAATGACGGCACAAAGGCGTATGGCTACGGCTGTGTTATGCTTTATGGCGTTATATACACTGTTGATGTTCACACCTTTTGTGTCAGATGAAAGAGTAAGACTTCTTACAGACCTTTCTAGTTTATTGTACTTAACAGGTGGAGGTATAGTGGGAGCCTACATGGCTGTATCTGTGTGGCCGAAAAAAGCGTAAGAAGATATGGAAAGCGTAAATTTAAGAGGCATGATATTCGTTGGCCGAAAGAATACAAGATACATCAGTCCACAGAATGCAAGGCCTGTGGAAATAAAACGTCAGGGTTTTCCAAGGATGATGGAGAGACTTGGTACTGTTCAAGTTGCATAACAAAAGTGGAATAGACAAGATTAAACAATTACGGCATACTGTTTCTCAAGACATGAAGGTGACTTAAATGGCAAGACCCAGAATAAATCAATTTGCAGACGATTTAAGTATTAGTAGAAGTCAAGCTGTAAACTTAATCAACAAAGGCCGCAGTAAAAAAGATGGTGGCTCACAAGTATTGGAGAACAATATGAATAAAATGAAAGGCTACAAAAAAGGTGGCGTAGGTCCTATTCCGTTACCTGATGAAGCAAAACGTATTCGTTTAGCTGCTGCCTTAGACCCGAAAAGAAGAGAAGACAAAGAGGCTGCCAGAAGGGCTATAGCTGAAAAGAACTTGCTTGAAATGGAAAGCAAAGCAGAAAAAGCTCGAGCAAAAGAAATGGTCCAAGAAAAACTTATGACTAGAGAAGAGTTTCTGGAAAAGTATGGCCCTAAAGGTCGTAAGACTGGGGGCTTGGAAAGACGCGGTGATGACCAACCAGTAATCATGGCAGGAGATGGCAAGTTTGTATGTCGTGGTGGCGGTGCAGCGGTTAGAGGCACAGGTTTTTCAGGAGTAAAGTAAGTGGCCTCTAGGGACTCTACAACAGCAATAGTTGATGGCAAACGGATTGGTGGAGCGGATCTTGGAAAAAGATTAGCAAAGCAGATAGACTTCTCTAAACCTGGTAAACGTGTTGAAAGAGACAGCGGTCTGCCTAAAGCGTTATTAGCTCGTATGCAGAAGCAAGGATTTGAGCCCTCAACAACAGATACTTCTGGTAATATTGTAAATCCTTACGGGTCAAGTGGTCTTAGACAATATATTAGTTTTCCTAATTTAGAACAAAAACAGATTGATGATATATACAATAAAAGAGTTCAGAGGTTTCTAGCTCCAGAAACAATGTCTTCTATAAATCCTAGGGCTATGCGTAGAGGATTTGGTAGTTTGTTTGGCGGCAGTGAAGGAGAGGCAACTATTTCTGGTCCTCTTCGTAAACAAGTTCAACCAATGTCAGCGATGGAGATGGGAGCTAGAGGTATTTTTTCCCTTCTTCCTGGCAATATTTTTGGGCCGATTGTTTCTATGGCTGACCCAGCAGGAACAAGAATGGTTCCAGAGTCTAGTCCTAACTATGACCCCGGCCTGGATCCTCGTAATAAACCTGGGGGCATGATTAGCAACATGCTTAGTTTCTTTACAGGGGGAGTTGACCCAAGAGAGGCTAAAGACAAAGTATCTGAGTTACTTCCTGATTTTAATTTAAGTGGTATATCTAGTTTACTTCCTGACTTTAACTTAAACCTAGAATCTGAAACGAATGATTTAGACGAAGGGCCTGTAG